GCCCGGCCCAGTTCAGGGTCATCTGTGCCCTTATGCCCATGGAATGTCACGTCCCACGGGTACGGGGTCTGCGTGGTGAGGGGGCGATACAGCAAATCCTTCAACGCACAGAGATAGCGCGAGTCTGACGGTTGCCGCTGGCGAATCCCTGAAAAGAGATGGATATAGGATTGTTGCCCGGTCTGATACCCATGCAAGACCTCAAAGAACGAGCCGGACTGGTAATAGGTGGTGCGTGACGGCCAGAGGTCGTACGCCTCCAGGTCCCACTCCGTCATGACCCGGTGTGCATGGGCGTGCTTTTCATGGAACTTTGCAAAGCGAAAGAACAGGACAGGGACTTTGCGAATCCGCAAGCAAAGGTGTAGTAACACCGTGCTGTCCTTGCCAAACGAACAGAGGACCACAGGGTTCTGAGCCTGGAGCAGGTAGGGCTCCATTAAGCGCAAGGCCCGCTCCGCTTTGTCATGCCACGCCATTAGATAGCCACCGCGACGGTTGCCGCCGTGCCAACAGCCCCAGCAATGCCGATGCCGGTGTTAATGTCCTGGTTCGGGTTCTTGAACCGCGACGATTGCGAGTTCGTTTCCCATCCAGTCGTGCGAGAAGTCCCTGCGGCTTGGCGTTCCTGTAAATAACTTTGACCGAGCGAGGAACTAAGACCAGGAATTGCGCCGGTTAATCCCAACGCCTGTCGAGCGTTGGACATATTTGAGGATAAGCCCAGGTCCAGCCCTGTCGTGGCCCTATTCGAGACAATCCCGCCAAGGCCCATACCGTACTGGTTCAGGACCCGTTGCGCAACAGGGGTATCGCTCATGCGCAGACCGGACACGCCGGAAAGGTAGTCGGCGTCCATTCGTGCCTGATCGTTAAATCTCGTGATGGCCGCTTGCTGCGACAGGTCGAGGTCCTGTTGCGCGGCGGGAGTCAAGGCCAGCGGGGAATTTGTCCCGCCCCATTGGTCGAGTTGCTGGCTTAAGAGTGAAATCTGGTCGTCACTCAGCCCGTTCAGGAGCGACCGTATTTCCGTTTCCCCTGCCCCTGGCGCGTCAAGTGTATTGACGGTTGTGGTGTCCCGCGCTGATGTGCCAGTCGTTGACGAACTTGAACCACCCATGTCTTGCCCTCGTTATGCGATGTTAAACGTCCCCGCCCCTGTCGCGTCCGTGGCCGTCCCTGTACTGGACGTGGACGCGGGCCAGTTCTTGTAAATCTGACTGCCGATATTTGCCATATTCCCAACAGCCCCAGCCAAGCGGAAGCCAAGGTCCAGGTTCTGGTTCGGGAGCATGCCATACGAAGAGGACGACGTGCTGCCAGTCCCGTAGGAGCGTGACGTGCGGTTGCCGAAACGGTCGGCCTGCATGAATCCTAAACCGGCCAGTCCCGCTCCAGGATTAGCCTGCCCCAATGACGCCAGCAGTTGCGCCCTGGCATCGTTGGCTTTAAGCGCATAATTCAGGTTGGCTCCAGCTTCGGCACTCTGAATATCTCCCAGGCCGAACCCTAACCGGCTCATAGCCTGTTGCGAGATTGGGGTATTGAATAGCGCCGTCCCACGTCCACCTGTCAAGAACCTGGTCATGTCGGCGCTGTTCTGGTTGTAGGTGTCCCTTGCATGGTCAAACGCCAACTGAACCTGTGTCCGGTCTTCAGGCTGCAACGTCGTCGCAGCGCCACTCTTGATGCGCTGGATGGCTCCGCGCAAGGCCGCGACCTGCTGCAAGTTCAGACCGAGCAACTTGCTCTCTAGTTCCTTCTGTGCCGTGGATTTCTCGCCGAGCGTGACCTTTTCTGTCATATCGACGGGGCTAGACCCGCCGCTGCTGCTTGTTCCGCTTCCACCCATTTTAGTCAATCCTCTTGATGATAATTGCGCCGTGGTCTGTCACGACCCCCCCACGTTTCACCAGGAATCGGGCATAGCCTGGGAAGTTATCGGATGCAACCCCAGCGACAAGTTGACTGCCGTGTTGTCGCAACGTCTCAATCCCTGTCACGATAAGGTCCCGCACCGCCACGGCGAGTAAGGCCCGTGGCACGCCTGGCCGCATGACCATAAAATCGAGTCGCCCAATGGGTGACCCGTAATTGACCATGAGACAGCCAAGGACCTGGTCTGTTTCCGCCACCAGCCAGTTCATTGCCAAGGGACGGGTCCAGTCTATTTGATGCGTCAGGCATGACTGCGCTGAGGCATAGAGTTCACGGATCACCGCGCCTTCGTGTGGGAGGAGGAACCGGACGGTCGGACGTACTCGCATGTTGGCCTTGATGATACGGTAACAGACGTGCTTCAATACGTACTAGTGTATCAGAACAGATACAGTCATGCAACTAGGGTTATGCGTAAATAAGGATTTGTTTCACGCCCGCAGCGCCCGCAGCGCCCGCATAGCCGGTGCCGCTGCCAGATCCACCAGCCCCACCGCTTAACGTGATCGTGGCTCCGCTATCAGTAAAGGATCGTGTGACGACATACAGGTTTCCTGCGCCGCCCCCACCGCCGCCGCCATCACCATTAATGGCCCCGTTGCCACCAGCAGCCCCAGACGTATTGAGTGTAGCGGTCGCAGCCAGCACAACAGTCGGAGCGATCAAAGCAATCGATGCGCCGCCTCTTCCGCCAGACCCGCCAGATCCGGCGTTAAATCCGCTCCCGCCAGTCGCGCCCCCAAAATCGCCATAGGGAGATAACAAGAATCCGACTGAACTCCCTGTAATTTGCGTCCCCGCAGTCCCCGCAGCCGCAACGCCCCCAGCTCCACCAGCCTGTATGGTGAGTCCATGCAGAACAGCTCCTCCACCAGCGAAGCCATTGGCTGGGGAACTGTTCCCCCCGCCGCCGCCGCCTGGTTGAGATGTACCGTTCGATCCAACAGAATCAGCCCCCGTCGAAGGACCAGCCAGTAGGCCACCGCCCGCACCAGTAATCGTCCCGCTAATTGTAATGGTGCCAGTGGCGATAATGACGAGATGCCCGCTGCCCGCAGGGATGGTCAAGGTATGTCCGCTATCTAGAGTAAAATTGCCTGAATAGAAATGGATGCCGCTCAAGTTGCCGGTCGCTGACGTAAAGGTTTCTTGCGTCCTGGTCGAGCCAGACCCGATGGAGGATGGCGCTTTATAAATATCGCCAGCATCGAGCGTATAGCTGAAGTCTGGCAGCGTATAGGTCCGGTCTGCGCTGTTCGCGTGCGTGAAGATGCCCTTGAACGCTCCGGTTGCCGCCCAGCGCCAGCACTCGGTCAAGGCCGCGCCCGCGACACGGAGCCAGACGCGGAAATAGGTATCTTCCGACCCGGCTGACACATCGGTTGCGCTAAAGTCCAGTTGCCCGAAATTGGACGGAGCTTCATCGGCGCTTTCCGCTTTTAAGAGAATGCCGGTGCCAATGCCAGCCGCAGGCGTGCCGCTCGTTTCGGCCTGGACAATGAGCGGGGTAGCGACGGTACTGGTTCGGTTATCATTGTCGGCCACGGTCGTTTGCCCGTCCGTCACGGTCAAGGCCCCTGACGTGACCGTGACCGGGCCAGAGGTAACGACAAGTGAACCGCTGGTCACGGTCAAGGTGCCGGAATCGACCGTGATATTGCTCCCGCTAAGGGCATTGAAATTGTTGGCCGTGAACCGGAAATCGTCAGCGCCCGCAATCGTCACGTCGATGGTGTCATCCACGGACGTGTCCAGGAGCGTGTCTGCGTCATTATCCAGGACGAGCAAGTTCCCGTTCAAGTCAAAGGCCCCTGTCCATGGCTGGACCAGGGACGCGCCATTGTTATAGATATTGGCAAATTCCGCGACCAGATCGGCGGCGGTTAAGACTTCACCGGCTACCCAAGTTTTGATAGGGGAGAGTGCCATTAGGTTTCCTTTAAGATTAACCCCAGCTAATTACACGGGCCTCGTGCAGGATTGCCGTATCAGCCGCCCCTGGGATTGCTGTGTAGACATCCAAGGTTTGATCGCTCCACATATCAACTACCGCAGATCCACGCACGGTCGTTATGGTGGCGTTCGTTGCTTCGTTGATATACACTACGCTGGTTGAATTGCTCGCCCATATCGTGACATGGGCGGTCCATGTCACGCTCCCTGCTGCAATCGTCAAGGTCGTTACCGTCACCCCACCCAAAGAGAGAATGATGGTTTTTGTCCCTGTCGCCCCGGCAGTCACCCCGCAGAGATACACTTCGATATACTTCCCGCGAGAGTTCACGGTCAGCGAACCCCCATAAATTGTGCAGAGGTTCCGCGTTAGCGTTGAAGTAATCGTCCCGGTTTGCGTCGCAGAAGTTGTGCGCTGGTGGCAGATGTCTAACCCGCCGATGGCGTCCTGGTGGATATAGGATTCTTCCCCTGAAAACTGCTGGAAATTGTAAATCTCGTAATTGCCATCCCCCACATCTGACGGGGCCTGTGCATAGGTTTCACCTAAATTGTAATCTGACGGGCCTAACGTAGTATCATCCCGCGAAATAAACCCGTGCTGAACGCGATACACTAATTCGTTTTTCTTAAAGATGTTGCAGCGGTCATCGAAGCGAGAATTGGAGTAGACCCAGGCAGCGATTTCGTTTGACTGGAACGTACACCACGTAGCCACAACATGAGTATTGGCCTTCCCCTCGTACCCTGACAGGGCAAAATTCTCGATAATCGTTCCCGTTGCGGCAGACGTTCCGCCATAGCCGATACTGGCGACGGTACCGGCATACGCCACAATTCCCACGCTCCCGCCGCCAGCGGGGAACGCCCCCGTCGTCCAGTCTACGCCATGCAAAATGCCGCCCTGCACGTACAGCCTGGCGGCATTTGCCACAATACCTTGCCGGCAATAGGAACAGTGGACGTTGTAAGCCCACAGGGTAGAGTGGTCGTCGATATTTAGACCTGTAACAGCAGACCCCTTCCAGTCGGTGAATTTAATGTCCTGTACCTTAACTTTATTCCGCGACCCAAGATCCATCCCGACCGTGCCAGATCCAGGGTAATCTATAATGGCCGTAGGGGTTGTCTGGACCGTGGCAACGGACGGGCCGCGAACGATCAAGTATTCCGTCCCTGTGGTTGCGTCCGGTAACGAGACTGCCTCAGCATAGGTTCCTGCCGCGACATGAATAGTCCAACTCCCTTTCAAGGGCGCATAGAGTTCAAGGTTGTCGAAGGCTTGCTGGATCGTTAATGTCGGCTCTGAACTGGTTAGGCCATCATTCGTGTCCGACCCTGTTGTTGCCACGTAAATAGCGAGTGATTGCCCGGCAATAGGATCGACATAGAATGTGCTGCTCCCACGCTTGACAGCTCCAGGCCCTCGATGTTTCACGCTATGGAAAAGAGGAATTGATGCGGTCGTGAGAAATGTTCCATCTGTCCAATACAGTGGCAACCCTGCGGTCGATGCCGCAGCGACGGCATTGGTCAGTGCCGTGTCATTGTTCGTTGAATTGTCTCCAACGGCTCCCCACCATTGCGGGTACAGTTCCGTGATATAGCCATTGCCGAACGCGACTGTCCCTGCCCCGGCAAAGATCTGGCGCGGGTCGGCAATGACCGGCCCATTGATCGTGACCGTGTACGTGCTGCTGATCGTGAGTTTGCCCTGGCCCACGAACCAGAGCGTGAGCGTGGACGGGACCGTGGCATTGGCCGTCACGTTCACGTTCTGGTTAATCATGAGCGTGGTAATGGCCGAGCCAATGCTGGAAATGGCGTCTGCAAAACCCGAGTAATTGTCGATGCTCACGACATTGTTGGTCAGTTGCTTCAGCGTCGTCAGCTTGGCGTTGGAGACTTCGTAGCCAGCACAGGACACGTTCTCGGTCAAGGGAAAGGCCACGCCGGTCCTGTTCTGGTTATCGAACTCCGCGTTCAGATCCGCCGCCGTCAACTGCTCGCCCATCGTCCATTCTTTAATGCGTGTGACAGCCATCCGTTAATTCTCCGTACTGAGTCCGCCACCTTCGACGGCAGCAAGTAAGCCATGCACTTCAATGTCGCTATCGTTGGTCGATTCCGTGATGGTGTAGCGCACCGTGCGGAACTCGCCGCCTTCTTCCAGTTCACGGTATCTAGTCAAGAGCCTGGACCCGCCCAAGGTGGACGAGTCGAGCGTAAACACATCGCTGGTCCAGGGGCCGAGCACGTCTGCGCCCCCTTGTGTAAAGCCGGTGTCGCTCTGTTCGGTCTGCCCGTCACGGAGCCATTTCACCGTAAAGGTGTTGGCGTTCTTCGGGGCCAGTTCAATCCCGACCACGTACAAGCTCTTCATGATATGGTCTGCGCCGTAGGACAAGGACGGGGTAGACACGGTGCAGGTAATGGCGCTGGCATTGTGCGTGCGGTCCTCTTGCCCGCCCTTGTAGATGTAGCCATCGTTCATGCCAAAGAAGGGGCGTGGGCTGTTGCCGGTATCGACGACCATGCCCACCGCATCGGCTCCGAACGTGGTCCATTGCGCCCAGCGTGGTGTGGGTTCTCCAAGCGCCATGAAGCGATAGTCCATCATCAGAAGTCTGGTATTCCTGGTCTGTGCCGAGGGCGTGACGGCCAGCATGGTGACGCCATTGAGCAGGTCCGTTGCGGCCCACCAATGCTTGTAATAGGTCTTGTTCAGGTCGGCGCGGAGCGTGCGGTTAATGGGCAAGGACAAGGCCGAGGCTTCATAGTCCCCATACCGATCCGTGGCGACCAGGCTATGGACCGTGCCATGCGGCGAGATAAAGCCCAGGTCGTTCGGCAAGGGGAAGATTGAGTTCTGATAGGCAGCGGTAATGCCTCTGGCAAAGGTCGTGCGGGCAAAGTCGCTGGGGCTGCTGCCGGTAATGCGATGGATACTGCCCTTGTATGGGCCTTTGAACACCCATAATTCGTTACGGAACGAGGCCAGGCCGACAATGGCATCGCCATCGGACGGGTCAATGTCAATGCTCCCGCTGGTTCCTCCGGTCCAATCTTCAGGATCCAGGTTCACGCTGTAATAGAGCCTGGACGGGTAGCCGATCACGCCAGCGGCCCAGGAGCGGTTCTTGTGCGTACAACTAAAGGAAAAGTTCGGCGGGGAGCCAGCCAAGGACTGGAACGTGGTCTGGTCCCAG